TAGCTTTGTTCTCATAAAACCTTCTCTTAGCCTTAACTTTACCGGCTGGCATTTTGGCTAACGCCAAATCCCCACGACAGACTGCACCTTGATACCGGCCTTCATCCCTCACGGCAGATGAAATTGCAAGTTCGGGAACTTCATCGGGGGCAACAAGTACCCATCCTTCCTGAAGTCTTTTCCCAACATTGAGTACATCATCGACACCTCTGACAGATATACGAATCCACCGATAAGCCATACCTTCAGCATCAAACCGGGCTTTCACCGAGTCAGGTACTTCCAGCGCATTAGGCTCCTCAAAGGTCCACTGATCTTCTCTCATGTTGTTCTCACGAACATCGCTACTACGTGATTCATTTCGTGTATTCATTTTAGTCCTCCACGTCTCTAATTAATATCAGTATATTCGCCGTCGGCATTCGTTACCTTCAGCTTTTCGGCGGCATACTTTTCAAGTGGGATACCCCATTTGTTAGCAAGATTTACGTCTTCTTTCGAAAGCTTAATCTTCCTACCAGAGTTCGGAGACGAGCGTGAAGCCCCCGATACCACTTGAGCAGGTTTGTTCGTGTTTTCCTGCACACGTTCCTGAACTTCTCCAAACTTGTGTGGAAAAGCTTCTTGAATCCTGTTGTTAACTTCTTCATAAAAGTCTTCATCATCTGGATCATATCCTTGCTCCTTTAGATCGGCATCAATTGCCAAAGCAGCGGCAGTCATAACATTGTCCTGACCAAACCACTCATTGTTACCTGCCCATTCTTCTGCACGTCTATCCCTGCGTCTTGGTGCGGGGGCCGGTGCATTTTGCTGAACAGGCTCAGAATATTCTTCAGAGTAACGAGACTTTACTGAAGTTACGTTCTTTAAATCTGATTGGGCATCATTAAGCATTTCCTGTGCTTTAAGTACCCGTTCCTTGTCACCTTCATCAAACGCTTCCAGATAGGCTTGGCGAGCTAATTCAATCTTGTCTGTTAGCTGCTTCTCAGATGCTTCAAGACTATTCTTACTGACATTGAAAACTTCTTCTTCTTTTTTCTTCAATGTTTCTGAAAGTTTTTTATTAGTTTCTAGTAACTGTTCGACTTCTTCTTCACGTTCTTTACGTTGACGAATAAGCTGACGTATTCTTTTCTCTGCACCTTTGGTTTCAATACCCTCCAGTTCAGGAGTCTCTTCTTTTTCTTCTTCTTTAGCTTCCAGTACAGGCTGCTCTTCTTTAACTTCTTCAGGAGCATCCTGTTCAATTTCAATTTCAATCTTATCTTCTTCTGGAACTTCAACATCGTTCCAGCCATCTTGTTCTGACATTATACTCTCCGTTGCTAACGATACAAACGATTTACGTTATTAATATTATACCACACTATACTACTTTTCCCAAATCATCCAGACCCCTTTCCTAAATTAAATGTTGGATCAAGGTCTTTTGGGTCTCCTACTTTCATAATAACCTGATCATCAAACAAAAGAATAAGCCTAACTCCCTTGTAAAACAACTTGGTTCCTGCATGTTTACCATAGCATACATAGTCACCTACGTTGCACCAAGCTCCGGCAGGAAACTTATCCTTATCCATATAGGCCAAGTCTCCCATTGAGAGAACCTGTGCCACTGTGGTTAGATAAGCCATATCATCTTTGGTAGAATCAGGCAGTAGAATACCACCTTTGGTTACACTTTTTACCGAGACAGGGCGAACCAAAACATGAAAGCCCGGTATGTTCGGCAGTGGTGAGGGATCAGGAGTTTCTTCTACATCAGTAATCCAAAGATCATTTTTGATCGCACCACCCATACTCACTTGTTGCATCTCTTTAGTCATCCTCCATATACATACGTTTTTTTACTATGTCTGTTAAGTTATCTCTGGCCCACTCAAGACTTGAGATGGACCCTACTATTTGTCGGTAATGCGAGTAGTCTTCCGCAGAACCATTTGATAATGTAAGTCTTAGGTTATTTATTTCTTCATTAAACCCATTAACTACTTCATCCCAAATATTCATCTACTTCTTTTTAGAACCCTTCTTGCTATCAGAAGCCTTCCAAGAGAAGTCATCCCATTCGTTAAGCGCACTGCGAACATTACGACCACCTGTAATATCCTGTGCATATGCATCGCCAAAACTTTTACCAGTATCCTTTACATGTTCAGGATACCCCTTACCTTTATTCATCATAATTATTCTCCCTTTGCATTACTGCTAATTGTGTTAAAGCCTCAAGAGCTTTCTCTTCCATCTCTTTATCATCTTGCATCTTTGCTTCTAACATATCTTTAATTGTTTGAGCAACTTCTTTTTCATTTTCAACAGTTACTTTATACTGTTCAATATTTAACTTGCCTTCAATATCCAGTTCTTTAATACGTTGTTTGGCCTGACGATCAAGCTCCGCTTTTTCTTCTTTCATACTGTTACTGGCATTAGTCTTGAGAAGATCAATGATCTGGTCAGCTTCTTCAAGTTTAAGTTTCTTGGTCTTGAGTTCCATCTCTGCTGCCTGAACCATGGTATCAGATTGTAGCTTCTGTTTCTCAAGTTCAACCTTGGCCTGTTCCAGAGATACAAGCTGCTGTTCAGGAGACTGTGCCTGACCCATTGCCTGATTAGCGTTAAGAATCTGCTGTGCTGCCTGTGCCATGACCATCTCAACAACAGCAGGGTTCTGAGCTTCTTGAGGATTAACGCCCTGCATCATCTGATCAGTCATGCCGTTCATCTGTTCCTGATACTTCATAATAGAATGTTCTTGAATGTTAGCTTGAAGTATCGGAGCAATCCGCTGCATGATTGGGTTTGCACCGTTCATGGGGTCTTGCAGGTACGCCATCTTAATCTGTATATGTGCATCATGGCTCTGGCCGGGGAATGCCGCAATGGGGACACCCTTGGTAGCGGCCATAATGTCCGAGACAGGATCAAGCGGTTTAGGCTCAATCTTTGGTGGAAGTATCTGATCAACATTGGGCATGTTGGCAGCGTTAAGGATTGTTCTGTTAAGTTCTTCCAGATTAAACATACCGGGAGGAGACTGCTGCGCCATTTGCAGAGCCATGTTTGCCATCATCATACGGTGTGCGTTGCTGGGGATGTTAGGATCAGATACTGGGATAATATCTACACGTCCATCAAAGTCCTGCTTGAAAATACTACGATCTTCATATGGAACATCATATGGATATTCTTCTGGAAGATAGTCATAGTCAATACGAGCAAGGATTCTGAACTCATCCTTTTGGGACTTGTGAAGCCGTTTATGAATTGCAGAGAAAAATTTACTGCTTGCTTCCAGCAGTGCCATAGTAGTGCCAACGGGTCCATAGGAGGCAGCATCGGAGATAACCTGCTCCGTGCTGTCCGCAAACTTCTGTCCAGCAGTAGCTACGAAGTTCAACATTTGGAATAGAGTAGAGGAAGGCTCTTTATAGGGGAGGGGAACAATAGCCTTTGACAAATCTATACCAGTTGCCTCAACCTCCTTGAACTCGCCGGGAGCAATAGGTTCGTTGTCGCCAACCATCCTTACTCCTTTGGCCTTAAATCCTCCCGGTAGATTTGCAAACTGCCCTGCATCTATCAGCGAACGCATTGCCGCAGTGGCACTCATAGTCAAATTACCAAGGAAGTGTATAAGACCAAGCCCGTAAAAACCAAAACCCGGTACAAACCTGTAATGAACAAAGTGTCCTATTTTTTCTTTGTTTGGATCATCTTGGTTATAGTTTCTACGAATACTTAGTATTTGTCTAGATTGACTTTCAACAGTAACAATATATGGGAGGGGAATATCTTCCTCCTCAATATCAAGATAGCAGTGTTGTTCCAGCAGCACATACTGAGGATCATTATCAGAGGAGGGCGACAACCCAACGATTGTGTCCATCTTCTCTGCAAAGGTTGTAATATTATTAGATGATGGTGTGGGAAGATCAATGTCCTGATAAACACCGGCATTAATATCCCGTGCTATTTCAACAGGACTACGATAGATTACATGTGTGTAACGATCAGCATTGGCAAGATCAGTTGCGTAGTATGATACATAGAACTGATCAATGGGAATAAACTCAGAGCGGGGACGCTTGGTTGTTGCGTCATAGTACAACTTTTTAAATGCTGATCCAATGATCGGTAGGTGAAACAGCATTCTTTCAAACTCATCAAAGTATTCGGGCATCTGCTCCGTTACCTGATAGTTCATAAAGTTCTGAACTCTGTTGGCCTGTAATTCTTTTTCTGCGTTTGACTTGCCAAGTATCTGTGCCTTGACAGGACCGCTTGATGGGAATAGCTCACCGGAAGCCTTGGATTGAAACTTGACTGCTGATTCAATCAAGAGAGGATGTACGGCGGTACATGCACCCTCAAAGGGTTCTGAACCCTGCTCCAGTTTAAGACCAAGAAGATCAAAGCCGCTCTCAAACATGGACTCCCACTCAGCACGGGAATCTTTATCAGACTGATAGTTTTCAATGACATCATTGGCGATATCATTAAGTTCATCTTCTTCAAGAAGTTCAGACATATCACCGAACCATTCGGCAATATCTTCTGATGCTTCCATCCCCACAACCTCTTCAGAGAAGTCAACAATAACACCACCATCTTCAGGATCAACCTCAAAGGTAGCATTGGACTCTTCTTCCATAGGCATAGCAACAACATCGCCAACCTCTTCTGGCATCATATCGTATGGATTTCTTTCAGTAGCCATTTATTTCCCTATTCAAAATTTGTTCCCTGCATTAATTATAGCACATAATCTGGTAAAGCCCAAATCTTTTATGCAGCTTTAGCTGCCTCTGTTAGACATTCCAGTATGTTGCTCTGCCCCTGCTTACCCGATCTTCTTCTTCTTCGGGGTCTTCAGGGTGCGAGAGGTGCCATGATTCCTTCATGTAGTGTACTGCCATTGTCAGGGCATCTACTTGGTCATCATGCGCTGCATTGGGAAACCGTATAAGTTCTTCAATGAGGTCGTCTGCCCATTTCTTACTCTTGGGTATCCATAGCCTACCCGCTTCCATGATGGGGCTGGCTGCGTAAACTCTGGATACCTTATCTCTGTCAGGATTATATTCCATTACCGGGAGTCCTGCCCGTCGCATATCCTGTATAAGAGATTGACCGGATGCCTTCTTCTCCACCATGCAGACATCAGGTCTATGTTCAGTATAAAGCTTCTGCGCCAGCCGTCGAAGTTCTGGATACTCAAAGCGTCCCTTGATGTTGCCAAGAAGTATCAGGTGGGCTGAAAAGTCCTCCCTGCCCTTATCATCTTGGTCATACATGTAGAATATGCCCCATGTTTGTATTACGCTATAGTCAGCGGTGGTACTGGTAGAGAAGGCAGTATCAAGAGTTTGTATTACAAATTCACAGTTGGGTGGGTCTTCCTGATCCCAATCCTGTATCCAGCGTTTCTTTATAAGACCACCCTCTTCGGGTGTGGGGTCTTGCATGTATAGTGAGTTCCAGTATCTGCTTCCGTTACTTGCCTTGATTTCGCTCTCATCCATCCTGAGTATTCTGTCAGACTTCCATTCAGGAAAATAACTACCACCCACAGGAAGGTCAAGCATTTCTGCTGCCTCTTCATCTAACCATGCAGGTATCTTCACCACCTCCCACGGTATAGTTTCATAGTCGGACATATTCTCCTGCTGCTTTAATAGCCAGCCGCAGAGATCATCATAGTGATACCTTGTATTGATTATGACAATGGCACCATCAGGCATGATACGTGTTCTGAGTCCCGCAGGATACCACTCTTTAATGAACCTTCTACCTGCACTGGAGATCGCATCTTCCTCAGACATGGCGTCGTCAAGTATAGCTACATGTGCACCACGTCCAGCAATCTGTGATCTGACACCGGCAGCATAGTATGTACCATTATGGTTTGTCTTCCACTTACCAGCAGCCCTGACATCACTTCTAAGGGA